TTTTTTTTTTTTTTTTTTGTAATGAAAAGTTGTATTAAGCGCGCCATTGTCGTCCGCGTGAACAGACGACGGCAGTCACTCAAGGAGTAAACACTATCAGCATACAAATTCCACTATGAATATTACGTAGTAAAAATACGATAGGAGAGGTTTTCACCCATGAGATCACATCTTTCGATGCTTTCGTTTCTCCATCGTCTGTCTAAATAACTGTTGTTTAAATAAGCTAATGCTGATCTTCACACAGATATTAATTAAGAGTTAACATATCGCATGCCACATTGTAATAACACATAGATTTTACTGCATTACGATTGAAACTCCTTGCCATATAAACATATTCATGTCGCACGTTTTTGACGCGCAAGACACCCTTATAATATGGCGTATCGGGTGCCTCCCCTTTATATACATCGTCAGTATAAGTGACGGTGTAATCTCGTTCTTTCGCATAAATCTCCAATAAATAAATGATAGATTGGGGAATTCCATCATTTTCGCGAATAGCTCCTCGCAGAGCATTCGCAGAGACTCGATGCGAAACCCTGCTAGTCAACGACTGAACTTCAGCTGAGATCCGTACTTCACGCAGATCTTCGCTTGATTCCTCCGCCAACTTTGTTGTTAGGAGAGCAAGGCATTCTCCTATGGCTATAACCGCCGCCATTTCACGCGCCGTGGTTTTCGATGTCCCCGTTGCAATTCCCGTGCACGCCTTCCATCCAGCAAACAAATAAACGATATAACTCGCATCAAATGTTATTGACGTAGTGGTGCACACAGGTTTTACCTCGGATTCAATTTCCACCCACGGATACGCTTGTGACAGTTCGTTTAGAACCGATCTAGCCCTGATCGGTCCTCCAGCTTCATACTTTCTCAATATGTCGACCATGCCATGCCATGAGCGAGGAGAAACATCTTCCGTATCTGAATCACCAGATTCAGGAATAATTTCTTTCGCTTCGGCGGCCATTTCGACTGTTTTATGAGATTCAGCAAAAACTAGAGGAATATCATGCACAGTTGTTTCCTGCGGTACTAATTTCAACAAATCAAAGCACATTCGAGCTATTAAATTAAGAGCTCTCATATCCATGAGATATGTTTCTTGTTCGTATCGCGTAATTCTATCATCCTTCGCATAGTGAATTCTGACTTCAGCAAAGAGGCCAGGTATCTCTACTTGAATTTTCATACAATCTGGTCGCAACTCCGTATGATATTTCAATCCAAATCCTCGTTGTAAATTGAAGATGACGGTGAGGATCTTACGCCCGTCACCCGCCTCAAGAGCTCGAATCACATGGAAAGCTTTTGTTTTACGAAAGCCGTAATATGATGGGAAATTTTGAGGAAGAGGTTCGAAAGGATATAAATATCGAAAATCGTTGACATTGATTTTATCCCCTTCCAAACCAGCTCTCGCAAAAGTTGGCGCCGTTGTGTAAACCATTGATTTCGGTTCAACGCTACTACTTTGCGGTTTGATCTTTTGAGCTGTTTTATTGGCTTCTTTTATCGCATTTAAAATATCTTTTTCTTCTTTCCGGTTTTTCACGAAATCCGACATTGTCTCTTTCTGTTTATTCTTCTCAGCTTGCTCTAATTCAAGCAATTCTTGGAGAAGTTTGGCTTTATCGCCAGGAACAGGAGACGCCGCATTTGTTATTGCCCATTGATCAGGCCAAGATGAATATACTGCGACAGCAGGGCCAGCAGCTGGTTTAGACCAAGATGGCAATGCAACGCATCGAGGAGGTCCCAAAAGCACTCCGAATCGAAAATCGTCACCTGCTGCCCTATACACGTTGAGGTTCCAGTTCAGACCTTTTGTCTTAAGATCGGTAACTGTCGCGGAATCTGATGATGTCGTAAAACACATTGTCGCATATAACGTTCCTTGGGTAGTAACTCGGGGATACGTCAATGCGTTACCAACATTTGCATTAGTATACAAAGAATTGTAAGATGTGGTAAACGGTATTTCGATCTCGTGAAATTCTAATCCTTGCGGACATACGTTAATTGCTAACGATGCTGGAACTTGAAATCCCAAAGGTCCTGTATATGTTGTGGAAGCAGGTAAATAATTTTGTTCGAAACATTGAGCTTGAGGTCCCAACGTCATCAACATTGGTTGTGCAACATTGTCAACGAGTGCGAGAGCTGAACTTGACCACGGTCTGTTATGTGACGTGAAAAAGACTGAATGATTACTATAGTTAATGGATCCACCACTTGTTGTAGTGATATTTCCCCAAACTATTTTAAATCGCATCGATCCTCTCCACTGCCTAAAAATATGAGCCATGCGTCCAAGTGGATGATTCGCTCCTTGTACGACAAAAGTGCCGCTCGGAAGCGTAACACCATTCAAATTCACCATCTCCCCTACCGGGCGGGTTTCTATTCGATACCATGCTAACCATGAAGCTGTATTACCGTCTGTATTACATAGCGTAAAGCCATAATCATTTCCGGGTGGAGCAGCTGTAGGATCAACATAAGCTAAGTATCCTCCGTTAAAGTCAAAGGAAGGTACATATCGTTTAAAATAATCACCCATGTGAAGAAACGGTTCGTTAAAATGAGTATCCACTTTTCTGCTCGGTCCACTTGGCGATATCACAATCGCAGGCGTGGGCGCTGCTGTTTCATGATAAGTGGGAACAGGAGCTGCATCATCTGACACTTCTTCGGATTCAGGTTTAATTTCTTTTGCCATCATACCAGGAGAAACACCAGCTGATAAAGGTGTAAAAGTCGCATTATGACCTTCAGGATAATACAATTCGAAATCTGGACCACCGCATATTGAAACGTTGATCTGAACATTCGGCGGTGCATTATCTGGAGCTTTAAGCAAATTCAACACCCGTAAACTCCATAATCCCATAAATTGATTTTCAGGACCACCAGTATAATTCGCATCGAATCCTCCTGTATTAACTTCCAACCACTGGGTTGGTGCTTTGTACGGGATATCCAAAAAGAATGTCTTCTGTTGGTTCTGAAGATCCATAGCAAGTCCATATTGAGACGTAGCATCTACAATACCATCGGTAAGAGTCGTAAATTGTCCATAGTGCGGTGCAGCCCATAAAAGGCCTTCATGCATTTGGGACGCAATAATATCAAACCTGATACGATAGGTACCACGCCAGAATCGATGAGGTAAGCAAATATAATCAAATAACGACATATTAACTTCCGTAGACACTGTAGGTGAGTACGGAAAAGTGGCTTGTATTGCCCCAGAATAAAAAGGAAAACTGCCCATAGGTCCGATAAAATTGGACCACAAAATATGGCCAGAAGCATCCGATGCGTTCCAGGTTAACGTAGACACCATTGTCGGTAATTGAGTCAACGTACTTATCCTCGTCTCATCTTTAGATGTCGAAAAATGGTCGGTTGTGCATTTGTTCAAAGAAGACTGATCTAACGTCAATCGATTTAAGCAATCCGTTCCCTTTGTGTTACAAAGGTACTGAAATGGCGATCGATATACCATTAAACCAGATAATGTATAGCCGGGTTTATCCATAGTCGGTATTGATGCGTCTACCTTTGTAGAAATTTCATCCCCCTTGGCAACAGGTTGTAACGCCATATCATTCATGTGTCCATAATTTTTCACAGTCGTGTTATTCGTCACAGACCCAGAGTTGCCTTGCGGTTCAATCTCTTTTGGTAACACATCATAATCATCTTCAATTCGGTAATTCCACGTTCGGACTCCAAGATCATTGAAATCATTTCCCCTCGCACACCACTCATTAAATTGTTCATAGGACTCAAACTTACTAATAAGTTCATATTGTCCCTTGATCAAATTAAAATGTTGAGCGTTAAAGGGTACTGTGACTCCAGCAGTAAATCTCGGAATCTGAAAATGTTGAGGGTCAGGAAATTCAAACCACAAAGAGAAGCTAACAGCCGGTGAGGTTGTGCCAGCGACACTAAGCGGATTGAGCACTTGAATCAAAAAAGAGCCGATGAAATTATTATCAGTCAAAGGAGTATTATTTAACGTCAAATAACTTCGAATATTATGATAATTCATTTCGAGCACTCCAACATTGTTAGCTGATGCATCAATTTGGACATTCGGTACTGCTGTTTTCGCAGGAAAACATTGCGGTAATTCATGCCATTGTTGCGTAACAGATAACTCTGTTCCAGGCACGAAATAAGCTATCAATCGTCCAGCGTGAAAACGCGTTCCATTAATTTGTATATGAGCCCTTACAGGTCCATTCCAAGCATAGAAACGTTCAAACGCTGCCGTCTGAAAATATTGGACTAAAGCATCGTTGGGCATTGACATCCTTACATAAGTATGACCAGTTGTGTCAGTACTATTAAAGGCATAAACACCCGCTAAAGCTCTTCGTCCCGTCATATCAGACAATTTCCATTCCATTTCACTAATAGCAGCCGTCGCCAGCCGATTCGGTAGCACATCTTTACCAGGCGTTTCGGAATCTTGTGTAGTCCCACGTTGAGACATAATCAAGACACCTTGCGTATTGGTTGTTGATACACCAGTCGTTTCAGCTGATTCAGGTTCAATTTGCACAGGTCGGAGTACCTTCGGCACAGAATCATCGTAAACCCACGCGTAAAAATACGCATAAGTTAAAATTTTATGCTTCAGGTTCGGTTTAATTTCTTGCATGATAGCTCGACGATGTTCATCAAAATATTCACGTCCATGAAAGAACGCAAATCTTAAACTTTCGTTTAAGTTATTGACTAGCATTGCCTCATCATCATCAGATTTTCTAATCCAATTCGTAAGTTCTTGTATTGTCTTTTTATCCATTGTCGGAAGAATTTCCATCCCTCGTCCCTTTCTAGATCCACGTTTTAAAAACGTCATATCCATAATAGGTTCGATAGGAGATGTTCCATCTTTCGTCGTTGAAGTATAAACAACTCCGAACTCACTAAACACTTTCGTTAAAGCTTCGGGATTGAAGAACACGAGCGCAACATTTGTTACAGCTAACTTATTATCGTCGCCATAAATCCTGTCGGTTACGTGTTCATCAAAATGTTGCAAAGATCTAAATCGAGCAGGAGCCAATTTAAGCCATCCATATCTAAGATAAATAGCACCACTAATTGTATTAAGCGGCGTTGTTATCCAATTTCCGGATGGATTTCCACAATTTGTAACATAAACACAATTCATAGCAACTTGACAAGTATGTATAATTTCATTAAAAATAACTTTTCTAAATCTTCTATATACAAAATCATCATTATACCATGCATTAATTATATTACAAACAGTATCCATAACTTGCGGATGAAGAGTCCCATCAAAAGATGAGTAATCACCAGCAAATCCAATTGGCGATTTCTTTACAAAATCATAGTGCATTTTTGTCCATTCATTACACGCTTCAGATTCACACGAAATACCTACAGCAGAGAAAAATTTATTCTTATTCTCATAAAACATAGATACAAACGATTGAAACAATCTTCGAGCAACTATAGACATATCTACAGGAGGTATTGTAAAAACACGAGTTTTTCCATTTTCAATTTTTTCGATGGGTCGGAGTTCATCCTTGAGGGTATCAATCCACAAAGATGGAACTCTTTCCCCTCGAAGTCCAGCGGTCCAGCGATAATCAAGACGTTGACGCAATTCAGAATCGCTCACTTCATAAAGAGGTGAGCCATCTGTATGCGTTGCAGTCTGTTCAAATAGCCAGGCCTTTCCTTTTGATCGGGTAGCACGTTGGTTGTAGGGATAGCCGGGAGACGTAGACATCACCAAGGGAGGAGAGAATTCCGTATTACATCCGTTTATACTTTCGTATTCGGATATAACCAGAGGTTCTAGTGTACGTTCTAAGCCGTTAAAAAGATCTATCATATAATGTTCAATTTCTTTCAAGATTGATGCATCCATAGGAGGCATAACCTTTCCATACTTTTCAACACCATTCACTAGCGGGTGTACGGCAATCTTCAATCGGGGGTCGGTCGGAGATAAAACAGAGGGTTCGGTAGAATGATTGTAAATTTGTTCGTATATGGGAGATGGCTGAAGGGCAGTTCTCTTGGGAGAGAAAATAGGCTTCGGCAGACATCCCATATACTGAAAATTTCCAATCGGTAAAACAATAGCAGATTCAATATCAATAAGTTGAGCCATTGGTTGAGGAATTCCATTCGGTGTTAATGAACGGTCATCTTCTTCTGAAAAATTCTGAAAAGCTTCGTTAATCATTTCATATGTGACGGCTTCACCAAAAGCGGTGTCGCCAGATCCAATATGAATGCCAACTAACTTTCTAGGCATTTTCGGGTCAAAAGCCAAAAGAGGAGATCCACAATCACCTTTACGAGATTCAAGATTATACGACCAACAAGTAAACTGTTCATAATAATGTTGGTTTTCAAGTCGTTGTTCATCTTTAAATTTCGTATCGTAATAGTAAATCGGTCCAGCATTTCCTTGTATCGTGAGGTAATGCGCCATAAGCTGAAATTCGCTACTGAGAGTAACAGTAGCTCCTTTAAACCTACGGTGCGTATCAAGTTCGGCATCAAGAATAAAATGTTTCGTAATATCACGGAAAGAACGACTGTTTATATTCATAGAATATAAAACAGTGTCTTCTCCGATCTTCACAAAACGATCATGGTCAAATAAGTCATTAAAAACTTCAGTCTGAGTCATAACTTTAATAGGAGTTCCAGGATTAAACAATTGTCCATCAACGTCACAAAAGACGTGTGAGACGGTCAAAAGTGTTTGTCCTTTCACATATAAAGCTGTATTGTTCCGGGTATATATTCCTTCGGTGCCAACCACAATCTTACAAAGATTGGGAGTGACAAGTTTGTTCAATATTTCCAGAGCATTCGAATCAGTACTTTCAGATGTAATAACTTGCGGAGATCGAATATTTCTAACTGAGCGGCCTTTATTAATATTTCTGATGATCGTATGTTTAGACAAACGACCAGCAGGAACATTATTATAGGCGCCTTCAGCTTCAAAAGTTTTCGATTTATAAACGGATCGAGAAATCGGGTGAGATTCAGAAACGGTAAGAGGTCCATCAGGAGTCATCTTGGTTGTTATTGTAGTCTCAGTAGTCACTTTCTTTTTAGAAAAGTAATTAATGAGCATATAAGTCGCAACCATGCCACAAGCAAGAGAGATAAACGGAAGAATCCGCATCCCAACTCTTACCCATGACGGTACAGGTCCACGTAATTCTTCACACAGTCGTAATAATCGGTCAGTTGCCACGAAGGCAGCTGAACCAACTAAAAGTTCTGCAGCAAAATTAGTTCGTTCGGGAGGTTCCATAATCGATTCAGAGAGCAATTTATGTTTGTGAGTTTTAAGTATGTCCTTGACAACTTCATCATCACCATCAGCTTGCGCTTCGATGAGTTGAGGTTGGTATTCAAGGGCATCCTTAAAATTCCTACGGTCTAAAGCAGTCTGAACTTGAGCACGGGCATTTCGTCTATTCTGTAATTCCATAACACGATGATCTTGATATTTTTCGACTAAAAGGTCGATAAATTCATCGTATGATAAAATTCCAGAAATCGGTTGATTAACAGAGGGGTCAAATAAACGGAATTGATAATGAGATTGATCACCAGGTATTTTAGAAGGATCAACTTCCAATTTACCAGGTTTACAAAATTGAGTTTTAACGGTAACTTCAGCTAAGACATGACGTCGTCGCCAAAGAGCCGTTTTATGATTCATTTCATTCGGTTCAGGATAAGCAGTATTCGAGGTAACCATAACAACATGAGAATTAAACATCATTCCTTTATCTTTCAAATCAGCCATAATGAGAGGATAGTCAACATTTGATACAGCAAGCGTAAACTCACCATATTCACCAGGAGGGGCAATTACACCGCGCAGCATTGCAAAATCTTCGAAAAGAGTTGCAAACTGTTTGGTATAACCATCCCAATACGGATTAAAAGGATTTCGGGGATAAATTAAATTCGATTTGTCATATTCAACATCGGGAGTCGAGTGGGCAAGAATTTCGGGAATAATAGTAGACATAAAACTTTTTCCCGTTCCAGGAGTACCAAAAAGATACACACAGAACGGAGTTTCACGTCCACCACGTCGAGTAGTTGCTAAATCAACGATTTGATAAAGTTCTTCAATTTTATCAAGATATCGTTTCAAAAGCAAACCAATCTGCGGTAATCGGGTTCCTTGATCGTGAGAAGACTTAACTATATCTACACCGTCTTTATAAAGTCGAATTATTTCGCGTTGCAAGATCTTATCATGCGTTGCGCGAGATTTATTTTCGACATTATAAATACGTTCAATATCATCAAGCCATCCATAATATCGTCCATTAGGTGAAAACATGAATGCCCACCAATCAGCGGGCATAACATATGAAAACCACATAGATAATTCAGTCGGGAGTCGTCGGCAAATCGCAATTAACATGTCTTTTAAATCTTTAATTTCATTGGTTGCATAACCTTTGAAACGCATAAATTCATTAACATATCTCAAGCGATTTGAGTCAGGCATTTTACGAGTACAAATAAGTCCAAAAGCCATGGAAGCTATCGTCATAAAAGGTTCAGTTGATTGAGGTTCTATTAATCCTTCTTGGCCCTGGGTCGATTCTTTCGAGCCAAAGAAGGAAGCAATATAACTAATAAACTTATCAATTAAGGGTCCAGCAATTCCAAATAAATTCAAGATTCGGTAAACTAAAGTCGGGATCATAGCCAAAAGTCCATTCCACCAAGCCACAGCACAATCGATGAATAAAACAACGATATCAACTATGGAAGATGAAATTTCCTTTAAAACGGGGATAGAATCAACTACTTTCTGAACAGAATTGGTCAAAGAAGTAATTGAAGTCGAGGCAGTACAAAATCCATTCATCATAATATGAGTGTCAGTAAACATTCGTTCGAGTTCAGGTAAAAGAGAGAGTAAGCCGGTAGTCAAATCAGCAGCATTGTCACAAGCCACTGAAGCGTTTGGTAAAGCGTGGTGAACAAAAGATTCAAGAACGCCACGAGGAGGTCCAGAAGTCTGAGGTCGGGGAGTAGACGGAGTAATATTACCAGAAATAGGAGGAGAACGCGTAGGTCGCACAAAATTAACAAAATCTTGAAAGGTAGTACGAGGCGCTGGAGGCGCATCGATAAAACCAATAGATTCAGTAAAACGGCGACGAGGTTGTTCTTCTGGTACAATAGCGGTAACAATAGGAGACGAGACGCTCAACGATTCCAAGCCAGTTGCTTCATTATGTTGCATGTTTTAGGAATCAGTTGATTATTTTCGACAATTCTATACGCCACAATTACATGTGGAGTCGGGAGCCATCGTAAATTCCAATTAGATCACATTTCAATTTCAGTAAGACACTTATTATAGCCATTCGTTTCAGAGTTGCGTAGAGCGAGCGAAACTCATCCTATCAGGGTGGGCGCACCAGTCTTATTCACAACAGTCTAAACCAAAGATCGATAAATTCATATTATATTTGAGTCAAAATGCAGTATTCGCATCGGTAAGTATCGTCGAGATAAGAACATTCGAAAATGTCTTTCAATCGAGTATACTTCGAATAAAAATACTATAGCATAGAAATATCAGCAATAATAATCCAATAAAAGATCAATGATAATGTTGCAGTAACAGAGGAGGATTCCCTGTCCAAAACAGATAGAAACTATAATAGTAATTCAAACTTACTTTATCAATAAGATCGTTGAAAACAATCAGAATCAATAAAATAAATCAGAGGATAGTCGGTCAAAATATAAAGGCATCATAATCTAAACTACAGAAAACGGGGGGTAAACACAAAGAAAAGAAAATAACACAAATATATCGGCGTTTAATCACACTATTACGTAACGTTAACCAAAACAGTGACATTTGTAACCAAAGTGGTATGAGTTGGTAGTTATGGTAATAGGTTTTCAACGGACCGTTCAAAAGGAAAGGTAGGGGGAGCACCCCTACC